GCTACAAGTTCGCCCGTCGTTCTGCGTACAGGGCTTCTTCCTGACCCCGCCAACAGACTAAGACCAAGGTTTAGCATCCCTTGGTTTTGCGCTTCTTGTTTGAGCTTCTCTTGTTCTTCGGGGCTTAGTAAGCCACCGATGTAAGAAGGCATCTGCCCAAATAAACCACCAAGGAAGTTGCTAGTAGACATGATTACCTCCCAAACAGTCCGGCAAGACCACCTAACGCTGCGCCAGCAACGGGCCCCAACGGAGTAACCGCAGCACCTAGCTTAGACCCAACAAGAGCACCACCTAGCGCACCTGCAAGCGGGTTAGAGTAAGTTGGTTGTACGGTCTGCTGTCCCATAGGCGCACCGTAAGCAGCAGACAAGAAGGACTGTAGGTTGGAGTAAGGTTGTTGCTGTTGGAAGTTAAAACGCTGTAGCGCGTCAGCAAGTGCCGCTTGTTGGTAAGCCTCTGTAGCCTGCCCGACTTGTGCAAGTTGTCCAATATCCGAGTAGTCCTGTGCGGCCAGACCTGGAGCAATCCCAAGGGCTTGTTGCTGTCTACCCCTTTCAGCCTCGTAGGACTGATAACCAAGCTGTCCTGCCTGAGAAGCTAGCGCATTTGCTAACGCACCTTGTGCGCGTTGCTCTTGGCTCATAAGTGCTTCGTTAGTCCCGTAGCGACCTGCGGCAGAAGCCTTAGAACGCATCTGGTTGATTGCATCCTGGTAAGCCGTTGTAGCCGCATCAAACCCAGGCTTTAGGGCAGCCTGCATGTACGGATTGCCGCCTAAAAAGTTACCCGTTAAGGTTTGCGAGGCTAACTGCTGGGCTTGCGGGGTAAGGATATTTCCTTGCATAGCCCTGTTTTGCATCGCAGAAAGAGCAGCCTGCGTTTGTTGGCTTGGGCCTACATAAGTCTGCCCCTGATAGAACTCAGGCCCGCCACCCGAATAAAGACGTTGTGCCTCGCTTAGTCCGTACTGGACATAAGGACGCATGGCAGGATCAAGTTCTGTCCTGGTCACTGTGTTTGTTGAACCACCTGACATATCAAACCTCTCTTACCCACTTACGGGGTCGAAAACCTAACGCTTTAGCTTTGCGATCCCAGCCTTTACGCCACGAATCAAAGCTGATAGTCCTTGCGCCACCTTCTCGCGCAACCAAGAGAACATGATCCAAGCCTGCATCAAAATCTCCCTTGCCATAAGCGCACCAAATATGCAAATTATCGCCGATAGGCTGAAGAACAACAAACCCGCAAGGATAACTGTCCTCGAAGTACATCCAAAGAAGTGATCGTCCCGCAAAACAGTCCGAGTAAATGTCCTCAGGTATCCATGCCTCTGGGCTTTTCTTAAGGATGGTTTCCAGCCCCGACCTAATAAACGGCCAAATTTTCCTGAGTTCGTCTGGCTTGATGTATCTTGCATTCATCCAACCACCACGTACCCATAGGTCATGTTAGACGTTGAGTTTGGATAATGCGTCACAGTTGCAGATCCATTTGTCACGCTGGAAACGTAAATAAGAGGGCCGTCTGATATGTGCTGCATAGTCAGAATGACTGAAGGCGTAGCCGGTCTCGTCGGGCTTGATTGAGTACCTATGTACTCAAGCCTAACCTGAGTGCTTGTTGCTGCCCATACAAGCTCAACGTAATCATTGGCAGCAAGATCAACAAATAGATTCAACGCCGCAATCAAATGCCCGTCTGTCCCACCGTGAGAATTAGGAATCGAGAACTGCGAATTAGAGTTTGCTAGATCTGTACCGTTTTTTCTCAACCATAGGTCAGCGTCTTGGATCTGCGTATCAGCGTTTGCAAACTGCACAGAAAACTGGAGGTTGTACTTTCCCGCCGCCCTAACATTGATTCGGCTTGAGTTAGAAAGATAGACGTTGTTCGTTAAATCGGTATTCGAGAATGTGACTGCATAGGATGCTGTTGTGCTCGCAGCCGTTTGGTCGTTAACGTCGTAAAACGAGCCGTATGGCAATCCGCTTACATAGGCAGCAGCAGAGTAAGGGACAAGGATGATCTTGCTTTCTACCCCTATTCTCGCGTCTGTAATCGTGGTTGTAGTGGCGTTTCCTGTGGCAAGCGTTACCGTTCCGGTGTTGTTGGTCTTACCGTCCATGATGTTACGGACAATTTCGGCAACCGCTCGTTGATCGCCACCAAAGGGAGGCAGCGTACGAAAGATCATCTCACACCTTGAGGCACAAGCGTTACATCAACGCCAATAGCGGTTTTCCAATCGGAACCTGTTGGCGTTAAGGCAATACGGTGATAGTTGCCACCAGACCTAACAGAGATTCGATTGTCTGAATTGGCCGTGTAAGTTGTTGTTGGGTACTGAGGAAACGTAGACAGTAATTTCCTAGACAAGATCTGAATGCTTCCAGACCCGTTATCGACAACAGGTCTCACAAGCGTACACACAGAAGGCATCCCGTTGATAGACAAATCTGGTGTTCCGATAACCCCTGTGGCCGGATCTCCAGAAAAGGCAACAATCTTTGCGCCTTTAACGCCCGTCATTAAAAGCTGACCGCCCGTCCATGTATACGAGTCAAGGCTTGCAGGAAGGCTGTCAATGCTCCCAAAGATGTCGAGACCTTCTAGGGTATAACCCGCTGTTGTAGCGGAGGCTATGGCTGTCGATGAAGCAATGTAATCAATATTTGCCTCGCCGTAACTCCACTTGTTCAAGTTAAAGTTGTAGATGATGACCTTTTGTACGGAATCGACAGAAGGGTAAGACCAAACAATGAGGTTGCGTAGCGGCTCAACAGCAACGGACATGTTGTAGGTTCGCGCAATATCCAAGTCGTTAAAGAACCACCGATCAACCTTCTCGGTAGAGATAGACTTAATTGACTGTCCGTCACAGACGTAGAACCCATCTTCAGACAGAAAGTAGGATATGCCTGCATACTTGATGATCGAGTTAGGTTCTAAACAACCCTGTCCCGTGGCTATCGTGTCAAACTGAAATACAAGAGGGCTTCCAGAGTAAGACATCCTGACGACACCACGCTCCATAAACACAAGCCCGTACTCGCCGCCCGTCAAGCCTCTTACGTCGCCAGCATCAGGTATGTCTTGGTAGTCCGCCTGTGTTGTTGCCGCTGGTGTCCAGTTTGTTTCGTCGCCAAGTGCAGACCACTGAACCCTGTTAGGGTAAATGGTTGACCCATTGTCATACCCGCATACAACAAAGTCCCTCACAACCGTGACATAGCGAGACTTCGGAGCATCTGCCGCAAGATCCGCAAAGAGTGTTGATGAGTCTAATAAAAATCCCTGCACCCTTGCGCCGCCATTTGCGGCTATGACTCGACTACCAAACTGAGCAAATCGCCACCGCTGCCTGTCTGGGGTAGTGTAGTTGCCCGTTTTAGACACGTTGTCCATGCTCTTGTCTGTCGGGTCAAGCGAAAATAACTTCGTTGCTCCTCCAGCAAATAACTTAAGTACACCCGTCGGAGATCTTGCAGAAGCAACCGCATTTAAGTTCTCAGACGCAGAGTCAGACCACTCCTCTACTTGAGGCAAAGGCCCGTAACCGTTAGCTTGTGGAACAACATTCTTAGCGTCAGTGATCGCTCCTGTTGCCCCAGGCTGATCGGGCATCCACTCACCAAAAGGAACCATCATCGCTTGGCCACCATCATTGTGAGCGGCACACCCGAATACTGACTCTCTTCGTCAGAACGGGTTAAAGAAGCGATAGCTCGATCATAAAGCGCACCCCAAGTCTGTAGCCTGGGGTCGTTCATAATGTAAGGCTCGGCCTCGCCTAGTGACGCATAGAGAAGTGCGTCCGGACAGGTCGTAAGCCAGAGATTTGACGTATTGCTCGTAGAGAGAAACGCAGGGGCTGCGTAGTACAAGATCTTGATCGTGTAATCGCTGTCAGGAATTGGCGCAAATTGAATCGTAGACCCAAGGATGGTGTAGAAAGCCGGTACTCCACTTTCGTTCGTCCTACCGTTCCGAATGAAGATGCTCGGCGTTGCGAACGTAACTGGGAAGTCGGGGTCAGAGTCAACGT